TGACGCGACACCCCCGATTCGGGGCCAAAGCTCGCGTTTTCGCTCTCTTGCTCTCAAACCCGCGTGACTTGGCAAATCCGTCACGCGGGCCATAATCTACTTTATGAGCAGAAGGTACATATCTGCCAGAGAATCGAGGTTTTGCGGACGCTGCCAGTAGGAAAAACCCGCGTTACGCAGGTGGAGTCGGAAACATACAGTGTCACGTTGCCAACGTGAGAACGCATACCACGCTCGAACCGCCTGAACCATGAACCAAGGCACCCATCCCGCACTTGCCAGTGCCCGATGTGCTACACGTTGTCCCGAGTTCGGAGTTGATTCCACATCCGCCGTTGCTTGCGCCAGTCGGGGATGGCGGCGATGGGGCGGAGCATGATCTCGCGGATGGGGTCGCGGCCGTGGCGGGTGCGGGGGAGGAAGAGGATGGCCTCCTGGATGTCGGGGGCGAACTGAAGGAGGTTCATGATCTGGGTGACGCGGGCGCGGCTGACATGGCCGAGGCGGGCGATCTCGGCCTGGTCGGCGATCTCGCCAGCTTTGATCAGTCGGTCGAAGCGGATCGCGAGGGCCATGAGGCGCGAGATCCGGGGGATGTTGCCTTCCGGCGTTTGACCGGGTGCCGGCGGCGGGCCCTCTTTGATGACTTTGTGGGTGTTGCGGCCGCGGCGGAAATGTATCTGTCGGTGGATCGTCAAGCCTTTCATGCGGGGACCTCCTCGGCCAGTTCATCGGCCAGCGTCTTGATGCCGGTGGGGTGGAAGGTGATCGATACGGCACCGTTGGGGCCGTCGTAGTCCACGCGTTCGATCAGCAGGTGGAGAATGCGGGCCTGCTCCCGGGCCGTAAGGGTCTCCCACAGCGGGTCGAAGAGTGAGCACGCCTCGGCGACCTCGCGGGCGTCCACCAGTTCGCGCGACAGGGCAATGATCTGCTGGCGGACCTCGGTCGACCGTTGCTCGGCCGTGCGGATGCGGTCCTGGAGGTCGGCCATCCGGTCAGTGGCCAGGCCGTCTTGTCCCGCGAGCTTTCGCAGCTCGGCGCTGTGGCGGTTCAACTCGCGCTTAAGGGCCCGGTTCTCGGCCTCCAGCTTGCCGATGGCCTCCTCGTGCTGTCGGCGGCTCTCTTCAAGCGTCTCGGCCAGCAGGCCGGTGTCCTTGCCGATGGCCTTGACTTGGTCGACGACGAACCGCTCCAGCTCGGGTGCCGGTACCGAAGGCGACGGGCAGTTATGCCAGCCGCGGCTCTGGGCGTTCTGGCAGACGTAGTAGCGATACCGCTTGTTGCCCTTCTTCGTCGCGTGGGTGGGCACCATCCCGCAGCCGCATGGCACGCAGCGGATCAGGCCCTTGAGCAGGGCCCCGAAGCGGTTTCGGACGTGCTTGCCGCCGGTGCGGCCGTTGCGCTTGAGCAGTCGCTGCACGCGCTGGAAGATATCCTCATCCACGATGGCCGGGTGCTCGCCCTCGTGGACCTCCTCCTTGTAGGTGATCTTGCCCAGGTAGATGCGGTTGGTCAGCAGTTTGAAGAGGCTGTTCTTGTTGAACGGCTTGCCGCCGCGCTCGTGGCCTTTCCTCGTGGTCCATCGCTTGGTGAACCAGCCGCGTGCGTCCAGTTCCTTGGCGGTCTCGATGAGCGACTGGCGGTCGAGGTAGAGCTCGAAGATGCCGCGGACGCGCTGGGCCTCGTCCTCGTTGACGAGGAGCCGGCCGCCACGAACGTCCACATCGTAGCCTAGCATGGGCATACCGCCGGACCACTTGCCCTTGCGGCGGGTGGCGGCGATCTTGTCCCGCGTTCGTTCAGAGATCATCTCCCGCTCGAACTGGGCGAAAGATAGCAGGACGTTGAGCAACAGTCGGCCCATCGACGTGCTGGTGTTGAACTGCTGCGTGACCGAGACGAACGAGACGTGTCGGGGCTCCAGGACGTCCATGATCTTGGCGAAGTCGATGAGCGAGCGGCTGAGCCGGTCCACCTTGTACACGACGATGCAGTCGATCCTGCCGGCCTCGATGTCGGCCAGCATGCGCTGAAGCGCCGGGCGATCCATGTTGCCGCCGGTGAAGCCCCCGTCGTCGTAGCGGTCGGGCAGGCAGACCCAGCCTTCGTGCTTCTGGCTGGCGATGTATGCCTCGCCGGCCTCGCGCTGGGCGTCCAGGGAGTTGAAGTCCTGCTCGAGGCCTTCCTCGGTGCTCTTGCGCGTGTAGATCGCGCAGCGGATGGCGGGCCGGTTGTCGTTGCTCTTGCTCATGATCACGTCTCATCCTGGTTCAGGTTGAAGAAATGGTAGCCATTCCAGTGTTTGCCCGTCACGGCCTTGGCGACGGCGGAGAGGCTGCGGTATATGTCGCCCTCCCACTCGAAGCCCTTCGGCCGTACCTTCACAACGATGTCGCGATCCTTGTACCGCCGCGTGAGGATCGAGCCAGGCAACGGCAGGCGCGGGTCGTGGTCGAATGCTACTGTCGCCGTGGTTGTGATGCCCGATTCGTTATCGTCTGCCCGGCGGCGTGGGGCATGCGTCCGCAGGTCCGCGTCGTTCGCCAGTTCCTCGGCCCGGCGTCGGGCCCGTTCGGTGAGGCCGCCCTCGGCGTTCGCCTGGATGCGCCAGGCGATCCGCTTGACGAGGTACTCCTTGTGGCCGGAGCGGGTGGACTCGCCGAAGACCTCAACGTGCTTGGCCCGCAGCTCGGTCACTGTCATCCGCTTCAGGGCGGCAACCATCTTGCCAACGTTCATCGCCATGTTCGTGCTCCTTGTTCTCGCCGGCGTTAACCAGCGGGCACAGGGGGGCTCGACGCGGCAACCCGCTCAAGGGAATTCCGGCGAGATTCCGAGGCTTTTTCGGGCGTCCGAGATTCGCCAGAACTCGGCGATTCCTGGGCACATTGGCGGAGGCGGAGGATGCCTCTGGCGAGGATGGCGGCGATCTCGCGGCGGCGCTGTGAGGGGGTCATGGCGGCCGGGTCGTCAAGCATGTGGCGCATTGCGGGCTCCTTGCGGCTGTGCCCACAACGGCCTGCCCTTCGGGCCCGGCGCGCCGTCTGGCGGGGTTGCGATGCTCGTCTACCTATTACATACCCCGTGGAAGTTCGAAATGTCGGTGGGGTCCAAGACGGACGGTTCTGTTAACTGGGCGTGGGGTGTTCAACAGAGAGTCAGAGAGTTCGCGGCCGTTTTTTCGGACACCAAGACGAAACGTATACGTTTCGCCTTGGACCCCAGCATGTCGGCCGCGAAACAGAGAGCGCCGCGGCGGTGGCGGAAGCGCCGTAAGCCTTTGGGGGCAACGGGATACGACAACGCCCGGCCACTGGCATGACCGGGCGTTTGCGTTAACTCGTGCTTGCGGCGAATTCCGCAAGAAACGTTCTACCTCAAAACCTGTCTGACTTCTCCGTAACCATATGGTTAACAATCGTCACGATAACACCTTTCCTACTAACGTCTTATGATGTCAATAACGCTCGGCTGCAGGCTAGTTCGAATCCTGGAATTCCGTTCGAGAAAGCGGACGCTCTGTACGATGGCCGGCAGGACGTCGTCCTGTGCCGGTTGCCCCATGGCCTGCCACAGCGCGGCGAGCCCGACGGCCATCGAGGGGTCCGCGTTGGCCTGTTGCAGGATCTCCTGCCATGTTCCCACGTCCGCCAGTTGGTCGCGGACGATCCGTTCGACCTCGGCTGCCGGGTATGACACGCCTCGACACGGCCGGCGTCCGCCGGCAGTAGATCGGCAGCGGTAGTAGCGGAGCGTCTTCTTGGCCCTCGTCCCCAGGGGCTTGGTGATGGTGTACGTGCTCACCGGCCGACCGCACCGGGGGCAGATGATCTTGCCGCGCAGAGGAAAGTGGACGGGCCTGCGCTTGGGCGATGAGGAGGCACGCCGGCCGGCGAGCTGGGCCTGGACGGCGTCGAAGACCCCCTGAGAGATGATCGCCGCGTGGACTCCTGCACGGTCGCCGTCGGGCGTGGCGAACCTGCCCAGGTAGACCGGGCTGCGAAGCAGCCGCGACACCTTGCGGGCAGTCCATCTCCCTCCGCCCCTTTGCTGGCCGGAACGGCGTGAGGTCCACTGCTTCGTTCGCCACCCGAGGTGATTGACCCTCTCGGCGATTTGCGAGGGTGTTTGGCCGCTCGCCGCACGCTTGAACATGGCGCGGACGCGGCGTGCTTCGGCCTTGTTCGGCACGAGCTGCTTCGTGATGGGGTCGGTGTCGTAGCCGAACGGGGGCGGACCCGCCAGACGCCGCCCGTGCTTCTTGAGGTACGCACGCGTCTCGGCGATCCGCGTGGCGATCATGTCTCGCTCGAACTCCGCGAACGCGGCCAGCATGTGTCGGAGGAAGCGCCCTTCCGGTTGCGTAGTCAGCTCCGGCTGGTTGACGAGCCGCAATTCGACACCGGCCTTCTCGAACTCGTCGAGCAGGACGACCGCGTCGCGCATGGAACGGGTCAGCCGGTCGAGGGCGACCGCATACAGCCGGTCGATACCGCCCAGGTCGATTACCTTCCGCAGCCTCCGCACCCCGGGGCGATCAAGCGTTGCTCCGGAGAAACCCTCGTCGTCGAAGTGCTGCCCAATCCAGTGCAGGTGTGGCCCGCCCGTGGCCTTGGCCGAAGCCTGGCAGG